TATCAAGTCTTTGAATAACATTGTCAAATTGAGCTAAAGCTACTGGGTTTCCACCACCATAGATATTACCTCTACTTTGTACAACAAAGAAGATTCCGTCTGAACCTTTATTACCTGTAGTAGTTGAGCCAATTGCACCTGAAGCTGCTTCTGCTGGAACTGCTTCCACCATAGCTGTTTCTAGGTAATCTTCAAAACGTAGTCTTGTATCATGCTCTGACTTTAAATACCAAAGGTATCCATTTACTCCGTCTTCTCCTGTAATTTCAATCCATCCAATTTGCGCCATATCAGAACCAGCTACTCTGTATCTGTCTTTGATAATGATTGGTGAATTTTGAAAGATGAAATCATCTGAAGTTAACGACTCAGCCATTGTGTCTGTTCCTTTTTGGAACTCAGAACCATAAACAAATATAGTTACAGTTGAGTTAACCGCAAATGATTGACCAAGAGCTTCGTAAAACAATACTGTTACCACACCTGTTGCGTAGTTAACAGCTGATACAATTGCTTTGTTACTTAATGTTGAATTAGGAGCATTATCAGAAATCATAAGAGTTTGACCTACTCTCATTGCAATTTGTCCTGATATATTTGCTGCTGCATTCGTTAAAGGATTTAACACATCGTTTACAGTAAAATTAGCTGATGCTGCACCTTGAAGTGCTGCACTATCTGCATTTACATTTGTATATTTAACGTGTAGTCTTCCTTGTTCTGCCCATTTAATCAAATCTGAATTTGAAGGCATTTCAGCACCTACTTGTCTTAAGAAGGATGCTACTGATCTGTTTCCATAACGCTCAAATTCCTTTTCATATGTATCTGGTAAATACTGATTCAAGAAATCAAAGTTAGTTATGTAGTTGGATGGAGATAGAGTCCTCTGTGCAGAAGGCTGTAACTGAAATCCAGGTGTTTGTAATACTGACATAATTAATTTTTTTTTAGTTTAAATAATTTATTTTATACTTCTTATTTTGAGTCCTCTACCTGAATCAGTATTTCCTACGTTTCTTATCTTCAATCCATCTTTTTGAAAAGATTGAGGAGCTGGCCTAACATCCATGTTTATGTTCTTAGATTTCTTAGTAACATTATCCACAGCTGCTGCTACGCCTTGTTCGTAAAAAAATTTAGCAAATTTGTCAGGGTTCATTGCAACAGAAAGAGACTTGTGGTATCCTTCCGTATTTTCTATCAAGCCTTTGTCATCCATAAAAGTGTTAAGCCATGTGTTAACGTCTTTCTGTTTGTTTTTCAATTCTTGAGCTGTCCCTGGTTTATAAGACATATCTTTTTCACCGATATCAAATTTAAAACCTTTAAATTCATCGTTAAAAACTTTTTCAGTTTTATCTAAGAAATAGTCATATCTTTTTTCATTTGCTTCTTCAACAGTTTTAGATTCTTCTATGTAACTTTTATAAGCAGTAAGACTTTTTTCTTGTTCATCAGACAACCCACCCCCACTTGACTCAAGAGGAGCTTTATATTTATCTTTTTGTTCACTAAAAAACTTCTTTGCTTTCGCAAGTTCTCGTTTTTTTGCTAGCTTAACTTTCTTCACATCTTTAACATCATCTAAATCTTCATCATAAGAAAATTTATCTTCAATTAAATCTTGAATATCTATAGCGTCTAACCCATCTTCGGTTACGTTATAATAGTCAGCCAACAATTGGTCACCGTCCATGGATTCGTAGTCTTTTTGTAATTTATAAAAGTCTTCAATTCCACGTCCTGTTTCCTTCTTGTACTTAAAATATGCCGCCACATCATCAGGTAAATCGTCATTGTCTTTTGTTTGCGCAAACAATTCATCTACTGACGAGATGTCTTTATCATATCTATTTTTAATATATTTAAGAACGTCTTTGTCATTTATTTCTGACTCTGAACTTTCTTCCGCCTTCGTTTCTTTTTCAGACGTAATTTCTTCTTTTGTGTCAGAGGCTTCTTTTACAGAAGTTCCCTGTAATTTGTCTTCATGATCCTTTAACAGCTTTTCTTCTACTTCGATTGCTGATTTTGGCTCTTCGAATTTTACTTCTTTTACTTTAATATCCATTTGATTTAATTTTTGTAAAGTTAATACTTATTTATTTAATTTATCTTGGGTCAAATTCTGCTAAGTCAAAACCATCTAAACTATCTTCGTTAGATTCAAAATTTATAGAAGGAGTGTTTCGCTTTCTTTGCTCAATCATTCTTGATTGATTACTAGACTGTTGATTAATTCTTTTGTCTTTAGAAGCTTCTTTACTTTTTTCTCTAGCGTCTAATTGACTTTGCTCAATACCTTTTAATTGCATTTGATATCCAAACTCTTCAGCCATTAACATTTTTTTCAATTCAGCTTCGTTTTTTTGTTTTTCTATTTCAAAACCTATCTCAGCTTGTTTTAATTGCATCTTACCTTGAAGCTCTGCTTGAGCTTGTTGCATAGCTGCTTGAGCCGCTGATTGTTGTTGCTCCATTTGCATTTGAGCTTGCATCTGTTGTTCTTGTTGTTTTTGCTGTTGCTCTGATGCTTGTTTAGCTTTTCTTTTTACTTTTAGTAATTGATTAGCCATCTTTAAATTATTTATCTCTCTAATATCTATAGCATCTTCTAAACTAATATTTTCTTTAGACAAAGCCATTTGAATGTTTTGTTCTAACATTGCTTTTTGTTCTTCGTCAGGAGACATTTCTATAAATATACCAAAGTCATGGAGGTATAAGTTTTTAATTTCTTCTATAATAGACACATTGTATTTTCCTATCTGCATAGCAAACTCATCTTTAAAATCAGAATATTCTAATATATCAGCTGTTCTTATTGAAAGAGCTTCAGCTAAAGTTTTAGTTATATATAAACTTGATTGTAAAATATGTCTTGTTGCAGTATTAGAATTTAATGCTGCTAACTTTTGAACTCCTACTAAAGAATTTGGGTCTGGCATACTACCATCTCTTGCTTCGTTTAATCCAGTAACTTGCCTAATCATATCTAAATAATGATTATAGTTTCCAATAAGCATTTGCATTTTATTAGCTCCACTATTAGAAGTTAATTGAGTAATAGGAATTTTCGCATTATTAAATTCACCGTCACCTGTGTAACTTCTACCAACAACACTACCTGTTTGAAAATAAAGTCTTAATGCATCTTCTGGATTATATGCTGCTCCAGTTCCTAAATCTACTTCATTTAATCCATCGGCATCTATAAAGACACCGTCAGGTACAACTCTAGAAACTACTTGTTGTATTTTTAAATGAGTCATTTGAATTAAATCAGCAAAAGGTATCATTCTTCTAACTAAAGACTCTATGCTTCCTTTGTACATTCTAGGCGCACATGCTACATAATTTGGTAAAGCATATTGATTTGCAGAATTTGGTCTAACCATATTCTCCATCATTTTCCATTGTAATATAATGTCTGTTCCCATTACCATTACACCTTCATACCATACGTCAATTCTTTTTTCTACTCTTTCAAAATTACCCTCTTCCATCATTTCAGGTGGAGGATTAAATTGATCGTCTTTTTCTACTGTTTTAAAAGTTCCTTCAGCTGTTTCTTTTTTCTTGTAAACAAAAGTATTTGTAGTTTTATAATTAAAATACAACAAAGTACATGTGTCTCTAGCAAACATACTGTTTTGATACATTTGAGCTACGTTAAAATAATCATACCATGACTGACTGTATTTAGAAATTTCCTCCAGTTGGTCATTGGTAATAGAAGGGTCTATTTTTATAAGCTCTGTAATTGCTACAGTTTTAATTTCACCCCAATAAAAACAATCTTTAAAGTAAGGATCTTCTGTATAACTGTAAACTATATTTGCAGGATCAACATAATCAATTTTAACTCCTTGTCCTAATTGAAATTGATGTCTTGTCATTCCAATACCTAAAACCATTAAATCTAAATCAACTCTTTTTCTAGTATCATCGTAATGGTTCTCAGCTAATAAAGTATTAATAGCTTCTTCTTCAGCAATTTCAATAGCTGGTTTAAACTTCATATTCATGTATAGCTCTAACTCCTGGTCATCAGTAGGTAAAGTTTCTTCAGGAACTGTAAAAACATCAACTCCAAAATCTTTAGAAATTTGACTTAATAAAGGCTTGGCAATCATTTGCCCTTCCACCATGTTTTGGAACTTGTTTCTTTTTTCAGCTGACATTGCGTCTTCAGCATAAACTTTTACTTTAAACAATCTGTCCGACATTCCGTTTACAACGATGTCAACAAACTTTGGGATAACTGATATAGGAGACCAGTCTAAGTTTAGATAACTTAAGTCTCCATCAATTGCTAATTCGTTTTTATATTTAGCTGTAGATTGCTCTCCTCTAGCATATAATCTAAGCCTATTAAATTGTGTCCACTGATTGTAGAACCTATTAGTTCCACCATCTTTTCTAAACCATTCGTATTGAATAGCTTGGCCAACTTGTAATCCGAATTCTAATCTTTTTTTATCCGAGTCCGAAGCAAATTGGTCTGGAAATACAGCTGACTTTATATTTATAGTTACTTCTTTCATTTATTTCAATAATTGACTGGATGTGTTGCTGTTATTATATCTTGCAAAGTTAATGCTTATTTTTGATTTTTCTTTAGTCGGAGTATACAAGTGCTTCTGGTTGGCCATTATAGCAAGACCAGAACTAATAGATGCATCATGTTTAGTTCTGTTACTAATATCAAATTTTGCCCAATCTTCTAATGTTCTTTGAAAATAACATTCTCCCATATCTTCTTTTTCTCTATACTCTCCACTTAAATCTAAGCCTACATGTTTTTCAATATACGATTCAATAGCTGAAGCGTGTGATTGTTTTATGTCTTCTGAAGAATTAGGAATCCCTCCTAACTCTCTTTCTGTTTTAGATAATTTACTAAAAGCCTTATCTACTCTATTCATACAAAATCCTCTATACCCTCTATTTTTAAAATGATATAATAAACGTGGTTTATTGTTTTCACATAAAATAGGCATTCCATAAAATATACAAGCCATTAAAATTTCCTCAAAAAATATCTCTGCTGTTTGAGGCCTAGCTATATATTCTAAAAAGAAATGATTTGCTGGACATTTTTCCATACTAAACTTAGTCATACCATGCAAAGAACCGTTTGATCCTTTACCGACTACAACTCCAGAGATGTCATATGAGTCACATCCAAATGAACCTAAATGTTCATTACCTGGATACTTCTTGCCATGCTTGCTAACTACTTGATTTTGCAATTCTTTTCTTGGTGTCCAAGTTACAAAAAATCTTCCATTTCTATTGGGACTCCAAATAACCTCAGAATCTTTTATGCCATCTTTCCAATGAAACGATCCCCTAGTAACAAAATGTTCTTTAATTAAAGAATCATTATAATCTATTTGTTGATATATCTTAGTTAAGTTAAATAAAGATTGTTTAGATTCGTCTCTAAAAGCATGTGAATGAGTTCTAGGAAACTGTCTGTAAAATTCATTTAATGCATCTGGATCATTAGATAAAGACTCTACTTCATTTCTCCAATAGTCTATAGCTCCTATTTTAATCCACTCATTATCAATACCCATAATAGGGTTATCTGGAGTTGTTAAAACAGGCATTCCAAATTTATCTATATAACCTTCAAAGTTCCATTCCATAGGAACAAATAAATTATACAACCCTGATTTAGTTTGTCCGTTTTGATTTCGTTTAGAACAATCAGAATCTTCAAATAACTTTTTAAAATTAGAACCTCCTTTGTCTAATGCGTTTGAAGTAGAACCCATCATACATTTACCAATAATTTTACTACCTAAACGTAAACAAGTTTTGGTTACACGCCAATTGTTTAATATATTCTCAGGCCTTTCCCACTTACCGCTTTCATCATGTAATAAGTATTGTAATTTCTCTCCATCGTAAGCATTGTCTCCAGTGTTTTTCCAATCAATAGTTGTGTCTAATCCCTCAAGCTCTTCATCCCCAGTATCATACATATTCTTTTTAGTAATCTTTGATGCTGGTACACGATAAGCTAATTCTGTTTTTGGTTTATCCATACCATCTTGGATAGGCTTAAAAAAGAAAGGGTAATTATTTGATATAGGAACAACTTTGTCTGTAAACATTTTTTTTGCATCAGCTCCTGTTTTAGATAATATTCCTATTCTTGCGTCTTTAGTTATAGTAGCTTGGTTTACTCCTTCGCAAGAACTCATAAATGAAAATCCAGAACGTCTTATTTTTAAATAACACATTCCAAAACTTCTGTAGTCCGCTTTACAAGCTTCCCAGAATATATAAAAGATTCTATTAGCTTCTCTAAAATCTGGATTACCAACATCTATTTTAGTCCACTGAAGATACATATAATGTGTTCCAGTAATATAAGTTGATTTACCATTATTTAAAAACCAAGTTCCTTGTTCTCGTTTGTCAAACTCAGATTCAATATAGTCTATCCACTTTGCTTTAAACTGAGGAGGGGTTTGATGCCAATGAAATATAGATTGAATTTTTTTTAATTCTTTTTTTATTAACGCTGGCTTCCAATATTGATTTTCTTTTTTTTCGTCAGATTTTAATTTAGGTGTTGCAGGAAGTGCTACTATTAAACTATTTATATTATATATATCTCCTATAGTACCGTCTTTAGATATAACAACTATTTTGTATTTTTCATTATAACCATATTTCCAAGTTCTTGCTTTGTTTTTAGTAGCAATAACTGAGTTAGGAATTAATTTAGTAATTAATTTATATAGTCTATTTTGATCTTGATTCTGCAAATCCTTGTGGAGTATTAGTTGTTTTTATATCTATACCATCTAATAAAGCTCTTTCTTCTTCAATTCTTTTTAATATTTCAAACGCATCAAATATAGCAAGCTTTTTTGTAGCTGCTGCATTTTTTAATCTGTCTGCTGCTAATTCATCTTCTGAATTAAATTTTATAATATCTTCTTTAGCAACTTTAATTAACTGAACAACAGCTTGTTCTCCTGCACTAATAATTTGCAACTTAATACTTTTAATATCCATTTAGTTTAAGAGTTATATTATTAGTAAACATTCTGTATAATACTTCGCCATCTACATTAAACTCATATTCTGTTTCTGGTTGATATGATATTTCATCACCAACTTTTAAACCTAGCTTATCTAATTGAGAATTAGAATATTTAAGAGTACCCATTAAAGGCTCTATAATTCCTGATTTTTTTATAAAACTATCTTTAGCACTTGCAGGTTTTACAAAACAATATTTGTGATAACCTTTCCATACGTCATTTCTTTTAAATAAAAAAAACTGGTCTGGATCAATAAAAAACAAATCGTCTTTAAAAAAACTTTTCCCACTTTTTCTTCTGCCATACATGTCATTATAAAACTTAAACACATTATGATGTACCAATAAAGTGTCTCCTACTTTAACCTCTCCTGTATAGTCTATAGGAACTTCTATAACTTTAGCATATCTATTAGAAACCGTATGGTCTTCCTCTGACGTACTTGTTATAAAATCTATGTTACCGATTTTTTTTGTATTACTGTATCTCCTATTGTCTATAGGTTTTACAATAAAAGAATGTGGGGATTTCATTAAAAGTTTATATTATACTCTAACGATATTGGCAGTGTTGTTTTAAAATCTTTCCAAACTAATATTTCGGAATTTTTTTCAACCCATATTTTATACGACTCTGACTCTGGGTCATGTTGTATAAGATGAATTTTATGTTTACCACCCAAAACTTCTTGGCCTACTATGTAATGCATAGCACCTGATTTATAATCTGCGCCAATAGAAATTTTTCTGATTACCATATTAGAATGATTGTAATTCTATATTTCTGTAACGAATATTAATTTTTAGTATACCTGCGCCAACTGTAGCGTTAGCTCCTTGAGCTTGTAATAATACAGAAGTGTTAATAGGTAAGGCAAGCGTTTGCTTTTGAAAATGTGCGGCAGAATCTGCACCAGCATTCATCAAAGAAGCAGTAGGCAATTCAGCCCAAACTGAAGTTCCTTGTTTAACTTGAACGGGATCTACAAAATCA